CTCAGCTCCATTAAGGAGTATTATGACTAAAATATTTTACAGATTTGAGAAAGGAAATAGTGGCTGGAGATACAAGTATAAAAACTATGTGTCTAGAGCGTATAAAACTCGTAAAGAAGCAGAAAATGCTTTGGATATGAGAGTAGCAAAACTAAAAAATTAAACCAAACCGCAACGGGGTCGTTCTGACTCTAAAAGCTTTTACCCCGCAACGGGGTTGCAAAAAAGCTAACGGAAATTGAGCATAAGGCGATATAATTAGGGAGAGCCAAAATAGTCATAAAAAAAATTTGGACTTCGCGAAGTTGGTGGAGTTGAGTATTTTGAGATTTTTGACGGAATTATAGTCATTTGGTGAAATTGTGTTGTGTATATGACCTCGTTGAATGATTTGATTAAATCGGTCATTATAGTTGTTAATAATCATATAAATCGCAACGATTATTTGAGATATCGGAATTAAAAAGATTCTTTACTCCCACTACGTTCCCGTAAAGAATTTTTAACTGCGATACTCTTACAATCGAGTTTTGTTAGTTGTATAAACAGTAATTAACTTGATTAATATAAATTATTTATACTTTATTATATCATACATTTAACAAAAACACAAGCGATATTTTTCTCACCTATATGAAAGCTGTATTCTTTCGGTGTTAGTTGATGATAAAATACTTTAATTTTGCTTGTGTGGGACGACTTTTTTGCTGCTAATATAGTCTATTTGTACGAGAGGGAAGTTGCTCTGCCATTCTGCGGCGGTATTCTCTGCGTTTTGCAGCGTTGAGAGCGTTTCTTCTTCGTGTTGTTGGTTTAGTATAATGCATACGATTTCGACATTCTTCTAGCTTTCCGTCATTTTGAATCTTTCTCTTAAACTTACGGAGTTTTTTGTCAAAGTTATTAAATTTCATTTGAATGTCCAGCCTCTCTTTCTAAGGTAATGGACTTTGCTGTAGATGGCTGATTTAGATTTTTCTAGTATGACGCACATTTCGCCTATGGAGATATCTCCGTAATATTTCTTGAGAAGGTCTACCTCTCTGTCTGTCCATTTATTTTTCATATAACTATTATAACAAAAAATGAGGAGTGTGTCAAGAACTATTTTGAGGGTTGTTATGAAAAATACTTGACAGGGCGTTGTAATTTTGATATAATATATGTATATCAAAAATCTGGGAACGGGCACAAATATAAGGAAAAACCAGATGGAATATATAACAGAAGAAAACTTGATAATACTGTGGGCATTTGGTTTTGCCGCCCACACAGCTTATACTCTTGGTAGACAAGTAGGTATAGAAGATACTATAGATTATATGGCAGAACAGGGCATAATAGACCTTGATGACGAGTAGAAAAATAGTTCTTGACAAGAAGGTCGAAAATTGATATAATATAGTATGAAAATGAAAAACATTTTACGGGGAGTTTTGGGAACTTCCTATTAAACAAAACCCAAGGCTTATGTCTGGCACGAGTAGGAACATAGCTTTCCGAGGGCGAGGACTGGAGTTCTGCTTCCACCAGCAGACGGGATTGTCAGACTTTATTAACGAGTACCGATAAGGGCTCAAAGAGTTCACCGATAAGGGAACAAGGAGAAGTACAATGGTAAACACATTGACAAGCATAGCCGACTTTGACAGGCTATTTCTCGGTTTTGATCGAATGAAACACGAGTTAGCCAACCATGGCACACCCAACAACTATCCACGCTATAATATAGTATCGTGTAAGGATGCTAAGTATAGAATCGAAATGGATCTAGTTGGCTGGCATAAAGATAATATTTCAGTATGTCAAGATGGGAACGCTCTCACTATAGAGGGAGTAGAAAAAGAAGGTTTAATGACAGCGGAAAGATACATATATAAAGGTATCTCTGGCAAAAACTTTCGCAGAGTCTTTACTCTTGGCGAGTATGTTAAGATACAAGACGCTTCTATGGAGAATGGATTACTAGTAGTAAAACTAAGTGTCGAAACTCCAGAAGAAGAAAAACCAAAGTTTATTGATATCAGTTAACTTTTTAGACGGAGTGGCATAAGGTTCCCAGTGCGGGTTCCTGCCACTCTTTCGACAAGCAGGAATTAATATTATTAACAGAAAACAAAAATGGATATACCTATTAATAATACTATTATTAATAGGTATGAATATTATAAATGAAATTCAAATATAAAGATAAAGAAATGGAAGTCTCAGACGACTTTATAATGCTGTGTGGTCAACACGCAGAACAAAGAGGCATGACTTTAGAAGAATATATAGCAGAAGCTTTTTCAAGGTTTGAGGAAACAAAACAAGAAGGCTGGGATGCAAACGGCTCACCCACTAATGAATAAAAAGATACATTTTCAAAATGACATCTTTAACGGGTGGGAAGAAGATGGCGAGCCTATTAGAAAGTATGAACCTCATGTATTAGAAATACCAACACCTGAAAATAAAGTTATTAGTGAAAAAACTATATTTTTAGACCCGACTAAGTACAAATTCAATAAACAAACAAAACAAGAAGGTATTATAGAAAGATTCCTTCGTTGGTTATTAATAGGATAAAAATGGAATATAAAATAGAATTAATAGTAAAAGCAAAAGAGGGAGAAGACCCCGTAACTTGGCTTGAAGATGAAATAGGTAATATTCGCCCTATAGGAATAACAAAGGTTTACACAACTAGTGTAGAACCTATAGATAAATATGATCCTCAGTATAAATTTATACTGGATATGGAAAATAGTCATTTATGACAAAGTAGCTCGTAAGAGCTGTTCGGGAGAACAAAGATGGCACAGCCTAGTGAACAATTCTCTGGGGATATGAGTCGTAATGAAGTTGAGATAGACCTTAACAAATTTATGGCGATGGTTTCAGAGATCGGTGAGTTAAAATCAAAAATAATGGAAATGGAGATGGCTGCAGAGCCCGAAAATCCATGGCAAAGATGGATATGGTTATCCAATATGGTAGATGCGTGGAGAATATTTCCACGAGCATTCCTAAGTGTATATATGTTTTTATTATACTACTCTACACTTTGGTTTATGGATTTACCTGAGCCAACCTTAGAACAATCAGGACTTATTAGTATTATAGTAGGTGCAGGCGCAGCATGGTTTGGTTTATATGCTGGAACAGCCAAAGACAAAATTAATAGTAAAGGATAAAAAAATGCAAAAAAGACTTTTTACATTAGTAGCAAGACAGCTAGGAATAGAGGAAGTAGATATAGCTCTAGAATCAAACTTTATGGATGATTTAGGTGCGGACTCTTTAGATACTGTTGAACTAGTACTAACATTAGAAGATGAATTTGGTATTGAGATACCAGATGATAAAGCAACAGAACTCCATACAGTAGGTGATGTATACAATTATCTAAAAAACAATATTGCCTAGCTAATACTAATAACTACTCCAAATAAGTAAGACACAACTACAGTAAAGTGTGGTTGTGTCTTTGTTTATTAGGTTAGGGGCAGACTTGAAGAAACAAAAAATAGTTCTTGACAAAGCAGTTGTTTTTTGATATAATATTCATATGAAAATTTATAAAACAGACAAAAGATTTATGCAATTCTGTCGGTTTATGTTTGAGGAAAATTGTGTAGAAAGGTGGGCACATGGTATAGAACCTTATGCAGATGCAGAGGCTTATACAGAAAAGAATTTAACGTATCTAGAAAATAGATATCGAGAACAGGACAGAACGGAAAGAGCGTGGTCAAAAAGTATTTATCTGAGATAGAAGAACACCTAGACTCAGTAGATGAAACATATTGGCAACATTTAAAATTTGCCATATTACATTCTTTTAACTTTTTATCATTAGCATTTACAATTCTTATTCACGGAATATTACCTTGCTGTTTTGTAAGTACCATGAGTACAAAAATACAGAAAATAAGGACAGAATTAATTTATAGAAGATATAACGGTGAATCAAAGAAATACTAAGACAATGAAAAAACCTAAAAATAAAGAAGAAGAACGAGCTGATTTCTATAAGAAGGGTTTTTGGATTTGTTTTGTTTATGTTCTCTGGGATACTTTACACGGATTTGGTTGGTTATAATGGATAGACAAGTAGATAAGCCTAAATGGACTTTTAATGAAAAACAAACTATAGGTAGAGTTATGGAGTATATTAACAATACTTATAATGCACACTATGCTCAAGGAAGAATACAAGCAACAGAATTTATAGCAGACCAAGGCTTAGCTGAAGGCTTTTGTCTTGGTAATATTATTAAATATGCACAACGCTTTGGAAGAAAGGGCGTTAATTTTAAAGATAAAGAATATGATCTTTTTAAGATCATACACTATGCAGTTATACTACTGCATACAATAGAACAGCAAGAGGGAAATAAGAAATTTTAGAGGGCAAGACTATGAAGGATTATTATGGAAAACATAACATTTTGGCAGGTCTTTGCCACTATATGGTTTACAACATGGTACACAAGCGTGTTGGGAACATGGAAATATATAAAATATAACTTAGAAGATCAAGCACCTTATCACTTAATGACCCAGAGAAAGTATTTACACTTTCTGGTTTATAGTGTGTGTATAAATTTTTTACTGCCTTTTGTGGGAATACAATTAGCTTTCTCAGATAAATATAGAGAAAGATGGGTAATGGCTTATGTAGCCGCAATTATAAAGAAAAAATGAAAATTACTGGAAAAACAAGATATGGAGGCTATAGACACGCGGGTTGGGATGATACGACTAGCTGGTATACTATAGGTCTTATTGTGGTGGTGTTTTTTATTAACGTGCTTTGCACTTTTTAATTAACATTACCTAGAACAAACGAAAAATAGTTCTTGACATCGCCCTTATAAATATTGTATAATATTGTAAATATTTGGAAAAAATATGGGCGATAGATTTTATCAACAACAGCTAGAGAAGTACGGCACTTGTGTTGGCTTCAAAGGCGCAAAACGGAGAAGAAAAATGGCTTGGGATGACGAGAAAAAAGCACAAGCAGTAGAAATGTATACTGCAGAAGAACCTACCCCAGAAACTAGCATGGAAATTGTTAAAGACATAGCTGACGGATTAAACGAGAGTCCAAATGGCGTTAGAATGATTTTAACAAGAGCAGGTGTTTATGTTAAAAAGACACCAGCTTCTGGTTCTAGTAGTTCTGGTTCTACAGGTGGCGGACGAGTAAGCAAAGCTGATGCACAAGAAGCATTAAGCGCAGCTATATCTGATGCTGGACAAGAAGTGGACGATAGTATTATATCTAAACTGACTGGAAAAGCTGCTGTATACCTTACTGGCATTGTAAATGCACTAAATTAAAAATACAACCATTACTGGTAAGAGAGAGTTTTCTTTAAAGTAATGGAGTATTTTAGTGGAAAAATGGAAGTTCAAAGACTTAGTCGAAGAATATGGCGATGCAGTAATAACTTATAGGAGTACAAACTCTAAAAAGTTAAAATATAATGTATGTACTTTAGATTTTAATAATAACTACATACAGAGTAAAAAGAATAGAGCTGCTGAGTCACGAGACACAGTTTTATTGTTTTGTTGGGACACAGACTCATATCGACTTTTAAAACCCGCTAATGTAACACACATAGTTCCTCTACAATCAATATTGCGGAGGAAAAAATGAAGATACATGAAGCACCAGAGGTTTATAGTAAAGTGGTATCAGAAAGCGAAGATGGAACACAACAAGTACGGCTAACTGTCAATGAATTTAGGGGTGTAGAATATCTACATCTCCGAAAGTATTACCTAGACTTTGAGGGAGATTTTAAACCCTCAAAGGACGGAGTAGCTATGTCCTTAGATTTTCAAAACTCCAAACTATTGTTTGAAGGCTTGGTCGAGATTCTCTCCCTAGCCGAAGCAAAACAAATCCTTGAAACGCACTTCAAAGATATTTTAGATGAAATTTACCTTACCTAAAAATATTTCTTGACACACCCCCTAATTTTTGTTATAATATTATTATAAAAAAATAATATGATGAGCAAGAATTTCAACACACACGCTGAGTTAATCGACTTCTTAAAAGAGGCGTCTATGGCGTATTATATGGGTGAACCTATTTTATCCGATACACAATTTGAAGCACTAGCAGAAATAGCGGATTATCGTGAGGTAGGATATACAAGTACAAAAAACAGGATTCTACATCTTCATCGTATGTATTCGCTACAAAAAGTGTTTGAAAATGAACACGCAGAAAAAAATCCTTTATTAGATTATAAAGGTAAAGTAATATGGACACCTAAACTTGATGGTGCAGCAGTATCTCTAACTTATTTTAGGGGTAGATTAATTAGAGCATTAACAAGAGGAGATGGAAAAGAAGGTATAGATATAACAAGTAATATGTCTTGCTTAGTACCAAATGAGTATGTATTCTCTGAAGTACACTCAGATCCCTTTCGCCAATCAATTCCATTTACACAAATAACTGGTGAAGTAGTGGCTCCAAAGCATATCAAAAATGCAAGGAACTATGCAGCAGGTGCTCTCAATCTAAAAGACTATGATGAGTTCATAACAAGAGAGATTGAGTTTATAGCCTATGATATTCAACCAAAAAATGAATTACTATGGACAGAAGAGATGGCTAACTTAAAGAAATCAAACTTCAGAACTATATTAGATTCAGAATATCATGAATACCCAACGGATGGAATGGTATGTCGCATAGACAATCAGCTAGACTATAAGGATAGGGGCCACACTTCACATCACCCTAGAGGAGCTTATGCTCTTAAAAGAATACAAAAAGGAGTAGAAACCACTTTAGTTGATGTAGTGTGGCAACTAGGAAAATCAGGAGTAGTATCACCAGTAGGAATTCTAAACCCTATAGAAATTGATGGTGCTATGATTAGTAAAGCAACCTTACATAATATGAAATATATTGAAAACCTACAACTAGAAATAGGCTGTAGAGTAGAGGTAATAAGAAGTGGAGAAATTATACCACGAATAGTTAGGAGAGTATGGTAATGCTTGTACTTTATACAGAAGCACAGTTACACAGAGCTTATAAAATATATATAAGAGACTTCTGCACTAGTGATAATATGATACCTAGTATAGAACTTTTTAGAGAAATGTTTGAAGAAGATGAAAATATACAAGAACTAGCAGAGGGAGAATTACATGAACACTAAAACAAAATTTAAAACCCCTAAACTAACAAAGGATTGGTATATAAAGTGGGCGTCTTCCGCAATCATACTATTAGCAATGTCTCTTAGGTCTACTGGAGAGTTTCCTTTTGCAGACATGGTTCTTTCTTTTATAGGTTGTGCGGGTTGGATAGCAATAGGAGTTATGTGGAAAGATAAGGCAATTCTGATTCTTAACACAGTAGCCTGTTTTATACTTTTAACAGGAATGATTAACACATTAATAGGATAAACATGAAAGAACTATATATAGTAAAGAAAAACGAGTATGGAAATGGTCTTTTTGCAGACACAGATATACCTGCTGGAGCAGTAGTAGTAAATCTATTAAAGAACTGTACATGGATAGATCAACCCAGTAGAACTTCTATACAACTAGGGGAGAAACACATGGATCACCCAATAGGGGGCTATGTAAACCACCACTGCAAACCAACTACTAGATTGGTATTATCACTTAGATCATTAAATGGTGATTATCATATGGTACCGCTTTTTGTAGGTGTGAAAGGCACATTAACAAGTATAATATATAGCGAGGCACATCCAGTATTATACGCAATAGATGATATTAAAGAAGGACAAGAGATAACTATAAATTATAGTGAAACAGAAGATAGATTAGCTAATCCTTTTGATTGTCATTGTCATGGTAAAAGAATAAAAGGTAAAAAAGAAATAGAAGTTTATGAAATGGAAGATGAATATAGTAGGAGTTACGAATAATGGCAAATCATGTATACTTTAATATAACCTCAGATAATCCAATGGAGAATTATTTGAAAAGAGAGAAAGTCACCAGAGATTGGGGCTCAGGACCTTTTGAGATGGAAGAAATATCAGATGTGTTTAGTCAACCCTTTATGGCGAAAGCACGAGAGGGTGTAGAGGTTGATGAATATGGTTGGCCAAAGAACTCTTGGGATTGGCACGTAGATAATGTTGGTGCAAAGTGGTGTCATCTTGAAGATGGAGATGAGTATTTTCTAACAGGGCATTCTGCTTGGTCACCTCCAGTAGAAATGTTAGTACATATGGCTAAGTTTTTCGAAGATGATTTAAGAATGACTTATGAAGACGAGGCTTATTGTTTTGTTGGAGTTGCTTGGGCAGGTAGTGATGGAGAAACCTCTTACGAAGAATTAGAGTATAGTGACTTAGAGTGGGAGCTAGCGCAAGCTATGGAACTAGATGAACTACCCGAAGATTTTGATATGTGGGATGAACGAGATGAACTAGAGGGAGTTAGTGGTCAAGAGTGGATGAATGAATTTGTTTGGAATTGGCTTTCCGATCAGTAATGGCAGGCGGAATATATAACCAAACATACTTCGATAACTACCCCGAAGAAAGAGAAAGAGATGGGGTATTATATGGAGTTATTCTAGTAAATAAGAAGTCTTGGGCAAGAGAATGTATTAAGGTTGGAATGGCTTCTGGTAAAGATTATCGACATATTATAAAGCGTAGTCGTGGTTTTAAAGGGTACGAGATTCGTATTCAAAGAACCTATCACGATACTCTTTATAATGTGTGGAAGATAGAACAATCACTACACGAAAAATATAAACATGAAAAATTTGAGCCAAAAGTCAAGTTTGGAGGTCATACAGAGTGTTTCAAAATTGATTCGCTCATTCTTCGGGACTTTCCGAAAAATAGTTCTTGACATGGCACCTGATTTTTGTTATAATATATGTATATAAAAAAATGAAAGAAGCTATGCAACAAATTTTACCCCCCGCTAACTGTCCAGCCTGTGGCTCGATATTAGAGTGGGAAAAAGATCAACTTTTTTGTATCTACACAAATTGTGGAGGTAGAACACATAAAATGGTTGAGCACTTTGCAAAAACTCTCAAAATTAAGGGACTCGGACCCCGAACAATAGAGAAATTGGAGATCACGTCAATATTTGATTTATTTCAATTGCCTCTCGAATTAATGATAGGTGCTTTGAACTCCGAGAAACTGGCAGTAAAACTTTATAGAGAAATAGAGTCAAGTAAGAATACTGATTTAGTAGATTTACTACCCGCTTTTTCAATAAAGTTAATAGGAAAAACAGCTTCTACAAAGATATGTGAAGAAATTGAGTCTTTAGACGACATTAATGAAGATACTTGTAAAGAAGCAGGGTTAGGTCCAAAAGCTACAAATAACTTGCTAGATTGGTTAATAGAGGAATATACTGATGGATATGATCGCTTACCTTTTAGTTATAAAACTAAAGTTAAGAAAACAAAGGTCTCAGACATAAAAGGAATTGTATGTATATCAGGAAAACTCTCAAGCTATAGCACAAAAGCAGCCGCTAAAAATATATTAGAATCAAAGGGCTTCATTGTGAAAAGTAGTTTAACAAAAGACGTTAATTTTCTAGTAAACGAAAGCGGTATTGAATCCGCAAAAACAAGAACAGCCCAAGAAAGGGGCATAACAATAATCACAAATCTTAAAGATTTAATAAAATAGGAAAATATCATGGCATTACCTAAATGGACAGAAGAAAGAACCTCAAGTCTAACTGACTTCGTTGGTTCTGAAAGCCCAATTTCTCAAGCAACTGTTGCTAACGCAGCTGAAGAACTCGAAACTTCAACTCGTTCAGTATCTAGTAAGCTTAGAAAAATGGGTTATGATGTTGAACTTGCATCTTCAGTTTCTAACAGAACTTTTTCTGATGAACAAGAAGCAACTCTTCATCAATTCGTTACTGACAATTCTGGTCAGTACACTTATGCAGAAATCGCATCATCTTTCGAAGGTGGGCATTTTTCTGCTAAATCAATACAAGGGAAAATTCTCTCTATGGAATTAACTTCCCATGTAAAACCAGCTGAGAAACCTCAATCAGTCAGAACTTACTCTCCCGAAGAAGAAGCTACATTTACTACTATGGTAAATGATGGTGCATTTGTCGAGCAAATCGCAGAAGCACTTGGCAAGACTGTAAATTCAATAAGAGGAAAAGCTCTTAGCTTGCTAAGGTCTGGCGATATCAACGCTATACCTAGACAAGAGATCACTAAAGGCTCAACTAAAGCCGATCCTTTGTCTGAACTTGATGGCGAAATTGGCGGCATGACTGTCGATGAAATCGCTGACGAAATTGGCAAAACCGTACGAGGCGTAAAAACTATGTTGACAAGACGTGGTCTTACTTGCGCAGACTATGATGGAGCTGCTAGAAAAGAAAAAGCTTCTAGTTAAATTTCAATAGAATTGGGCAAGGAGGTTTACCTTCTTGTCCTTTTTTTCTGGGTAGAGAATGAATTTAACATCTGCATTACTGAAGCAAATAATTACACAGGAAGATTTTGATACTTGGGGTAACCTGAGGGAGAACTATTTACCAAATGAGTATCAAACCTTATATCGTGTAATGCTTACTCATGTCAAAAATTTTACAAAGCTACCAACCTTTGAGGACTTAAAACTCTCTATAAGGGATAGAAAGCTTCAGGAAAAGGTTTTTGCTATAGAAGCTGTTGATGTTGATGTCGATGCTTGGATATTATTAGAATATTTAAAAAACGAGTATGCACAAATAGAAATATTAGATGAGCTCGATACTTTTATAGATAAGACAGTAGCAATATCACAAGCAGAAGAAAATGTAGAAGCACTCCAACAAATAGTGTTGGATATAGGTGATAGGGTGGATCTCAAAGCACCTGAAGAAGATATGCAAGTAATAAATCTATTTGAATCAGAGGACGAAATTAAAAAATATCTACCTCTTGGTTTAAATCATGATTATGATCAGCAATTAAAATTCTCTCCCAGAGATCTGGTGCTTGTAGGTGGTCGTAGAGGAGCAGGTAAAACATTTACTTGTGTTAATATAGCAAGTAATGTTTACGATCAAGGTAGAAGTTCTATCTATTTTACAATAGAAATGGACAGTCGGGCTATTCTGCAAAGAATGTGTTCTGTAGGGACTAAAGTTCCTGTGTCAAGATTACTTACTAGAAATCTTGCCGAATCAGAATGGAATAAAGTAGCAGAATGGTGGGCAAGTCGTTTTGAAGACGGAAAAGAACTACTACCAGACTATTATAAAAATAGAGATTTTGATAGTTTACATACTAAACTAACAAAAAGAAAGCTCACTAGAGACAGACAACTAGATGTGGTTTATGATCCGCAACTTAGTTTATCAAGGATTCGTACAGAACTTGAAAGTAAATTAAGTCAGACAAACGTAGGAGTTATCATAGTGGATTATCTAAATCAAGTACGACGCCACAATGCACCTAGTAGAACTGGTCAATATGACTGGACAGAACAAATAGAAGTTAGCAAAACTTTAAAAAGCATAGCACAAGAATATGAAGTACCTGTATTCTCTCCTTATCAAACCGATAATACAGGTGAAGCAAGATTTGCAAAAGGTATTCTTGATGCTGCAGATGCCGCATTTACAATAGAAACTTGGGAACAAGACGATAATTGTATAACCTTTAATTGTACAAAAATGCGATCTGCTAGAATGGAAGGATTTACAAGTGTGATGGACTGGGATACATTGAAGATTGGTCCAGAGTCTACTTTAAATCCTAAGGAGAAAGAAGACATAAAAAGTAATATGGCAACTGGGGAAGAAATACACGAGGCGATATAATGGCAATCAAAAAGAAAAAGCACGAAAAGTTAGATGACACTAATATAAAAAGAGTTATCGCAGCTCTAGAAGGAGATAGTCCTATAACTAAGAAAGATGCTTGCGAGATGTTAAATATTAGTTATAATACAACAAGACTTTCTAGAATTATAGAAGATTTTAGAGACACTCAAAGGTATCGCAAAGCAAGAATGTCTAAAAATAGAGGCAAACCTGCATCTAGTGATGAATTAAAAGAAATGATTGAAATGTATCTTGATGGACAAGCTGTTACAGATATAGCTAAATATTTATTTAGGTCTCCCGCCTTTATCAAAGGAAACTTAGATAAAATAGGAGTTCCAACCCGTGTTGCAGAAGGTCAAGAATTTATAGTACCAGATGAATGTGTAAAGTATGAATTTGAGGTTGGAGAATGGGTTTGGTTTTGCCAAAATCGACCCGATATCAGAGGAGGACACGCAGGAAAAATAACAAAAGATCTAGGAAACCATGAAAAAAGATTAGGTCATGCTTATACTATTGATTATTGGATTCCTATGGAATGGCAAGAAGGGTTTTGGGTTCCTTGGTGGGCTGGTATTAAACGAGTTAGCGGCTGGACTACTGCGCTAGCAGAAGATCTAGCATCAATACAACATCTAATAGATAAATATGGTGTAGACGAAGGGAAGCTATAGTGCTTAGTTTACATGAGTTATTAAATTATATTGGATCTTATTTAAGAGAGGTAGAGAAATGGCGAGCGATAGAATAGGTAAAAAATCTGCAAAACTAGTAGGAGTTCCTCCTTTTGAAGTAGTGAATACAGACACTAATTTTATGTTTGATCAACCACAAGTTATAAATAATATAAAGAATGTACCTGTTAATCAACCCTTGGTTGATAGTATATTAAAAGAAGGTATGTTAAATCCTTTTCTTTGTATGGCAGAGTGGTACCCTCTAGCTGGTAGCCAAAGAATAAGAGCTGTATTACACATAAAAGAAAATATCGATAAAAACTATAATACACAAATAATAGTACACAGGTTTTTAGAAGATTACCATAATATTTTTTATCTCTGGGGAGACGAAGAATTTAGAAGCAAAGCAATAGCCATTTGGTTTCAACTTCAAGAGTTAGTATTTAAAAGTCTATACTATGCTCATGAGGTTGACGGGAGTGGAACTAAGATGACTGAATTTGAAGACTTAGGAGAAAAACTGGAGTGGGAACATGATAGAAGTAGTAGGTTATCTAATATGGATAGCGATAGTGATAGCTCTAGTAGGAATGCTTAAATGAAAGTAGTTGACTTATTGCAGGAAAGAAAAATAGAGTTTAAATCTTCTGGTAGGGATTATTTGGTAAAATGTATCAACCCAGAACATGAAGATAGAAACCCTAGTATGAGGATTGATAATATAACAGGAATTTTTAATTGTTTTTCCTGTGGTTTCAAAGGAAATATATTTAAAACTTTTGGAGCACCCTCAAACTTTCTTGATATAAAAAGACAAAAACTAGTAGATGCTATAGAGGAAAAAAGATCATCAAGTGTAGGACTCCCTTTTCCAAAAGGTCATACGCCTTATATTGGAAATTGGAGAGAAATAAGACCCGATACTTATAAACATTTTGATGCCTTTTTACATCACGAAACACAATTTGTGGGGAGAGTAGTATTTCCTATTCGTGATATTACAGGGAAGGTAGTAGCTTTTAATGGAAGACACATGACACTTAGTGAAAAAATGAAGTACATGATCTATCCACCACAAGCAAAACTTCCCCTGTATCCTTCTAAGGTTAAACCAATAAAGGGCAGGGTAATC